TAATACCAAACCGACAAATACTGGGGTACAGAATGTTGCTTCGGCATCAAGATCTACAGCCAAAGTTGGTCGCAAAGTTGTGAGACTCACGCCCTCACAAGTAGCAATTGCTAAAAAATTAGGTGTGCCACTGCAAGAATATGCGAAACAATTAAATATCACGAAGGAGGTATAGGCATATGGAAAATGAAAAAATAAATAAGGAAGCTTCCCGTGCGAGTCAAACTAGAGCAAAGGATGTTCGTAAAAAAGTTTGGTCTCCACCATCATCTTTAGATGCACCCCCTGCGCCGGCAGGATTTCGACACCGTTGGTTAAGATCGGAGTCTATGGGATTTAACGATACGAAGAATATAGCTGGTCGTTTACGATCTGGTTATGAATTAGTTCGTGCCGATGAATACCCTGACTTTGACTTTCCGACAATCGATGACGGCAAATACAAGGGAGTAATCGGAGTTGGCGGCCTAGTGCTGGCTAGGATACCTGAAGAGATCGCAAAACAGTATTCTGATCATTATGCTCAAAAAGGCAAAGATCAAGATGAAGCTGTTAATAACGATTTAATGAAGGAGCAGCACCCAAGTATGCCAATCAATATTGATAGGCAGACTCGTGTAACTTTCGGTGGTTCAAAGAAATAATTTTTTAATAATTTCTAAGGCCAACGATTAACTTAAACTTAAACAAGGAAAAAAACTATGGCAAACCAAGACGCTGCTTTCGGTCTAAAACCGATTGGCAAAATAGGTCAAAATAGAGATGCTCAAGGTTTAAGTGAATATAGTATCGCTGCTAATGATAGCTCTACTATCTATTTTCAAGATCCAGTTAAAGCAACTGCTGCTGGAACAATAGATGTAGCTGCTGCAGGAGACGTGTTACTAGGATCACTTAACGGAGTATTTTATACTGACCCAAACACAAAAAAGCCTACTTTTGCAAACCATTATTCGCAAGTTAACGCTGCGGATATAGTTGCTTTTGTATCTGACGACCCTTACGAAAGGTTCGAAATACAATCGGACAATAGTAGTGCATCTGCACAAACAGACGTATTCTTTAATTATGATATTCTGTATACTGCAGGTGACTCAGCTAACTACGTATCAAAAGTTGAATTAGATGACTCTTCTGGAGTTTCTACTACAGCTCAATTGAGAGTAGTGGGAGTTTCAAAAAACATTGAGAACGATGACTTAGCTTCAGCTAATGTTAACTTTGTTGTCATGATTAATGAACACTTCTTAAAACAAACAACAGGCATATAATAGGAGAATATAATTATGGCTATATCACGATCACAACTAGTTAAAGAACTAGAGCCAGGATTGAATGCACTATTCGGCCTGGAGTATAAACAATACGAAAACCAACACGCAGAAATCTACGCTACAGAATCTTCAGACAGAGCGTTTGAAGAAGAAGTAATGTTGTCAGGTTTCGCTAATGCGGCAGTTAAGCCCGAGGGTTCTGGAGTGACTTTTGACAATGCTCAAGAGACATACACAGCTAGATACACTCACGAGACTATCGCTTTGGCATTCGCAATCACTGAAGAAGCGATTGAGGATAACTTGTATGACAGACTAGCGTCTAGATATACAAAAGCGTTGGCTCGTTCAATGGCAAACACTAAACAAGTAAAAGCTGTTAATCCTTTGATTCAAGGTCTTCCAACTGCGGATGCCTTTGATTCAGGTGACGGTGTATCTTTGTTTAATACTGCCCACCCAACAATTGCTGGAACTGTAGCAAACACTCTAGCAACTCAAGCTGACTTAAACGAAACTTCATTAGAGCAATCTCTTATCGACATTGCTGCTTTCACTGATGAACGTGGTTTAAAAATTGCTGCTAAAGGAGTAAAAATGATTATTCCTTCTGAGCTACAATTTACAGCTGAGAGACTTATGAAGTCTGCAAACAGAGTTGGAACAGCTGACAATGATATTAACGCTTTAAGATCTATGGGGATGATTCCTCAAGGTTACGTAGTGAACAACTACTTAACTGATCCGAATGCGTTTTACATCATTACAGATGTACCAAACGGTATGAAGTACTTCGTAAGATCACCTATCTCCACTAAAATGGAAGGTGACTTTGATACTGGTAACGTTAGATACAAAGCAAGAGAGAGATACTCTTTCGGTGTTTCTGATTTTAGAGGTATCTTCGCTTCTGAGGGTGCTTAATAAGTAGTTCTTATTAAACATTTTTTATTTGAAAGGGTCCCTTTACGGGGCCCTTTCTTTTTGATAGAAAGGACGAACCATGATGAAGAAATTTCGCGTACAAATCAAAGCCTACCAACATAAAGCAGATTTTAACATTGAAGCCCTAGACTCAGCTATAGGTATAGAACACGCTATCCTTGACAAAATAGGAAAAAAGGATATATCTTTCGTTGAAGATAAATTCTTGCAAAAAGGCAAGTGTTTAATAACCTACGAGGAGATTGTTAATGGATTACAATCACATCAAGGATCTTTACAACAAGAAAAGATTGCTTGAGTTAGAGTGGGAGCAAAACCATGTTAAAGAAGGTTTATATACCTTAAACATGGTTAGGATTGACGAAGAAATTCGCAATACTATCAGTCATATTAAAATGGCTGAAGCAAGAGAGGTTCTACATCAAGTTAAAATAGAATCTGTTGCTGCTCCTGAATTTTCGATAGCTGGTTAATTAAACCAAGCTAGTATCGCTGGAAAAAGCGTTTTTCCCATAAGGATATCTTGCACTTTATTCAAAAAATCTATATAGTTTAATTACTATACATAAATATATTTCACATAGACGCGTATAGTCGACAGCCTAGAGACTGTGTGAAATTAACTAGGAGGATATAATCATGGCAAACACAACTTTTTCAGGACCGGTCATTTCTAAAAATGGCTTTATAGGTACTGGACCAGGTTCAACTGTTGCACTAACAGCCGACACATCGTTAACTGTAAACGCTCACGCAGGAAGAATCTTATTAACACAAGACGCGGATGGTATCTTTACTTTACCATCAATCAATGCAAATGCTAATGGAGCAACTGCAGGTACTACAGACTACAACAATCTAAATAACATTGGTGCAAGTTTCTATTTTTACGTAGACACAACTGCAACTGATGTTCAAATTGTTACTGATGGAACTGATAAGTTTGTTGGTGCTGCAATGATTGCAGTAGATGATGGAGCTAAAAAAGCTTTTTTCCCAGCAGCAAGTAATGATGTTTTATCAATGAATGGAACTACAACTGGTGGTATCACTGGTTCTGTTATTCAAGTAACTGCATTACAATCTGCAGAGTATTTAGTACACAATACTTTAATTCTTGGATCAGGTACAATCGTAACACCATTTAGTGATACGTAATAACTAATTAGTGTGGGGCTTCGGCCCCACATATAAAATTTTAAGGAGAATAAAATTATGTCAATAACATCAAAAGTAAGACAATCAGTTGTGTTAGCAGCAGACGGACAAGTGCAAGCACTCGTAGCCGGTTCAGCAGCCAACATTACTAAAGCAAATATTATGACTATATATGGTCAAGCTTCTGCAGCAGACGCTGAAATTAAACTTTATAATGAAATTGGAGATGCAAAAACAGCTTCTGCATTAATTTTTCATGGTAAGTTTGGAGCAAACGCTAATGAATTTATGGAATTTAATTTACCAGGAGCAGGTATTTATGCTGACACTGGAATATATGCAGATGTAACTAACTGTGATTTCTTTTATATAGTAGGAACATTTTAAAGGAGTATTAAATGTCTAATACAACTTCAGGTTCTTATCAATTTGATCAGGACTTTTCAATCGATGAGATTATACAAGACGCTTATGAGCGTATTGGTTTAGTTGGAACTGCTGGACATCAACTTAAAACAGCTAGAAGATCTTTAAATATATTATTTCAAGAATGGGGTAATAGAGGTGCACATTTTTGGGAAGTTGGAAATACTAATATTAATTTAATAGTAGGTTCTTCAACTGATGTAAATGCAACAGACGAAGGTGCAGGTACTTATACTTTTTATAGAAACTCAGTTGATAGTGCTGCAGCAGCAGCAGCTTCACCTCAAGCAACAACTGTGCCTGTAGCAAATGTTTATGGTATTACAGATATTTTAAATGTTAACTATAGACAAAATTATAATACAACAAGTCAATCAGATACAGGTTTAACTAAAGTTGCAAGAGACGCTTATGCTGCAACAGCAAATAAAGCATCCCTTGGAACTCCTTCACAATTCTGGATTCAAAGATTTATTGATAAAGTTACAGTAACTATTTATCCCTTACCCAATTCAACTGCAGCTAGTAATTATTTAAATATTTATTATGTAAAAAGAATTCAAGATGTTGGAGCTTATAGTAATGCAACAGATACACCTTACAGATTTGTTCCCTGTATGGTTTCAGGATTAGCTTATTATTTATCTATGAAATTTGCACCACAAAGAACACAAGAAATGAAATTGTTATATGAGGATGAATTTGCTAGAGCTTTATCAGAAGATGGTTCACCAGCTAGCACATTTATTACTCCTAAAGCATATTACCCTGGAGTTTAATTATGGCTAGATTTGCAAAAGGAAGTAGAGCACTCTCTATCTCAGATAGATCAGGGGCCGCGTTTCCTTATAAAGAAATGGTTAAAGAATGGACAGGAGCCTGGGTTCACACATCTGAATTTGAAGCTAAACAACCCCAATTAGAACCACATCCAGTAGGCGCAGATCCACAAGCTTTATTACACGCAAGACCTGCAAGAACAGAATTTGCAGTACAAGATATTTTACCAGAAAATCCTTTTACAACTACCGCTGCATCAACAACTTTAAGTGTATCTTTTCCAAACAATGGTTTAAACGCAGGAACTTCTTATGTAAGATTTCAAGCTGTTAAACAAAATGTTGGAGGCGTTGTGGTATCTACATTTGAATTAGCTACAACTTTAAATGAAACACTTACTGCTTCGGATACAACAATTACTTTAACTGATGCATCAGAATTTCCAACATCAGGATACATTGTAATTGAAAAAGTAAATAGTACATCTGGAGCTTATGAAAATGAAACTATTCAATACACAGGAAAATCAACTAATGATTTAACAGGATGCACTAGAGGAACGGCAGCACCTTATAGAGGAGCTACTCCTCCAGCTACAACTGCAGGAACACACGCTAGTGGAGCAAAAGTATATGGATCTTATTTAGCAACAGCTATAGCAACAACAGTAGTTGTGGGTCCTAAAGCATCACAAACAGAAACGTTATATAATTCATTAACTGTGCCTTTAGTATCTAATGCAACTACAGCAGTAACAGGAGGCGGTTTTCAGTGTACAATTGGACCCGTTAATGATAGAGGTTAACTATGGCAGGATTAACACATTATACATATAGTACTTTAGTAACAGCTATCAGAGATTATACTGAAGTTGATGCTAATGTATTTACAGAAACTATTGTTGATGGTTTTATTATGGCTGCTCAACACAGAATTAATTTAGACATTCCAATGGACTCAGATAGATTTGTTCAAGAAGGAACAATGGCAGCTGATGTAAATAACATAAGAGTACCTGCAGGAGCTTTATTTGTAAGAGGTGTAGAAGTATTTAATGCCTCTAATACTACGGAACAAGGTACATGGTTAGAGAGACGTGATCAAACTTTTTTATCTGAATATGTAGGAAGATTAACAGGTCCAGAAGGGTCGACTTCATCAGGTGCAGATGTTACAGGAACTCCTAAATATTACTCTATGTTTGGTGGAGCAACAGGATTAAGTGATACAACGTCAGGATCTATTTATTTAGC